TGACCCCGACAAGGCAGTCGAAAGAGCAATTAATAATCACCCGAAGATTAAGGAAGCTGAGAACATCAGCAACCAATACCGACAATCAACGGCTATGGCTACACTGCAAACCAAACACCCTGAGATGCAGGGAATCTTGCAGGACGCTAAGTTCGCTGATTGGATTAAGGCTTCAAAGATTAGGACACGGCTCTTTGCACAGGCAGACCAACAGTTTGACGTAGATGCCGCTGACGAACTATTTTCCCTATGGAAGGAACGTCAACAGGTTGTCACTCAAACTGCCGCTAATGAGAAACAACAACGAAAGCAATCTGTTAAATCCGCATCTACAGGCAATGCCCGTGGTAGTGGCGAACAGAGAGCCAAGAAGGTCTACAGACGCGCAGACATTATTAAACTAATGCGTACTGACCCAGACAGATACCAAGCACTATCAAATGAGATTATGCAAGCGTATGCAGAAGGGAGGGTACGAAACTAATATTATTTATAAGGTGAATTAAAATGGCTACATCAACATATCCCGCACAAGGCGGCACAGTAGATAACACTAGCGCGGCAACTTTTATCCCAGAAATCTGGAGTGACGAGGTTGTTGCCGCTTATCAATCTAACCTAGTACTAGCTAACCTAGTTAAGAAAATGGCAATGACTGGTAAGAAAGGTGACACTCTTCACATTCCTAAGCCTATTCGTGGTACCGCTGCACCTAAAGCCGAAAACACTGCTGTAACTATTCAGAACTCTGCTGAGGAGGAAGTAACAGTAACAATCAACAAGCACTTCGAGTACTCGCGTCTAATCGAAGACATCACAGATGTACAAGCACTAGCTTCGCTTCGTCAGTTCTACACTGGTGACGCAGGTTACGCTCTAGCTAAACAAGTAGACACTAGTTTGTTTGAACTAGGTAAGTCTTTCGGTGACAACGGTGGTGATTACGTTGGTACTGGTACTTACAACTTCAATGGTGGCACTGGTGTTGAGGCTTACGCTGTAGACGCTGTTGCTGATGCTGACGTATTCAACGATGCAGGTTTCCGCGAGCTAATTCAAAAAATGGATGATGCTGACGTACCTATGGACAATCGTTGTCTAGTAGTACCGCCATCAATCCGTAACGCTATCATGGGTATCGACCGTTACTCTTCTAGTGACTTCGTAGATGGTAAAGTTGTAAACAATGGTCAAATCGGTAACTTGTATGGTATTGACATTTTTGTTTCTTCTAACTGTCCTGTTATCGAAACTGCCGCCGCTAACGCCGCAGGTGGTGACGTTAAACAAGCTATGTTGTTCCACAAAGACGCAATGGTTCTAGCAGAGCAACAAGGTGTTCGTTCACAAACTCAGTACAAGCAAGAGTTCTTAGGTTCTCTTTACACTGCTGATACTTTGTACGGCACTGCTGTTCTACGTCCAGATGCGGCATTCAACATCGCTGTAAACGCTTAGTAGTACTTAAGGGGCTTCCATTCGGGAGTCCCTTTCCCCTTTTCTTTTTTAAACAACAATAGGAAACATCATGGCTATATTCAGAGGAACAGGTGGTTCAGGAAGTTCATCGGACAGCACTATTGTTGATGCCGTAACCGCTCAAGCAGGTATTGCTACTACTAAAGCAGACGAAGCAGAAGGCTTCAGAGACGAAGCAGAAGGTTTTAAAAACACTGCAAGCACAGCGGCTACCACAGCAACTACTAAAGCTACTGAAGCAAGTACTTCAGCAACCACAGCCAGTACAAAAGCTACAGAGGCTACCACAGCAAAGACTGGAGCAGAAACAGCACAGACTGCCGCAGAAGCCGCACGAGATGCCGCTTTAGGTCATTCTAACACAGCGAACAGTTCAGCGGTACAGACCGTTGCAGGTTCAAATACACAAGTTGTCGGTGTTTATAATAACATCGCTAACGTAAATACAGTTGCAGGAGTTAACACAGACGTAACTACTGTAGCGGGTATATCTTCAGACGTAACCACCGTAGCCGCAGATGCTTCGGACATTGGTACAGTCTCTACAAACATTACTAACGTAAACAACGTAGGCAACAACATTGCAAACGTCAACGCAGTCCACGGTAACGCATCTAACATCAACACAGTTGCGGCAGATGGTACTGACATTGGTACAGTAGCAACAAACATAGCAAATGTAAATACAGTAGCAGGTATCTCTAGTACCGTAACTACAGTAGCAGGTCTTGAGTCTAAGATGGACACTGTTATTGCGGACGCTAGTGACATTGGTGCTGTAGCAGGAAACATTGGTGACGTTACAACTGTAGCAGGTATTAACTCAGACGTAGATACAGTTGCAGGTATTGCGGCTAAAGTAACTACCGTTGCAGACAATATTACAGACGTACAAGCCGCTGACACTAACGCCACTAACGCGGCTAGTAGTGCATCTAACGCATCCGCTAGTGCTACTTCAGCTAGTAACTCAGCAACCACAGCAACTAATAAAGCTACTGAAGCATCTAATAGTGCTACAGCGGCAAGCAACAGTGCAACCACGGCTACAACTAAAGCTAGTCAAGCCGCAGGTTCAGCTACAACCGCAGGTACATCTGCAAGCACAGCCACTACAAAAGCTAGTGAAGCTAGTGCATCAGCTACAACAGCTACTACAAAGGCAGGAGAAGCCGTTTCTAGTGCTTCAGCCGCCAGTGGTTCTGCTACTACAGCTACAACTAAAGCCGCTGAGGCAGACGTTAGTGCAACCTCAGCCGCATCATCAGCTACTGATTCAGCCACTGCCGCAAGTACTTGGACAAACTACTACAGCACTTACTTAGGCATGGCAGATGCTTCACCTACTACTGACGTACAGGGTAATGCTTTACAGACTGGTGCGTTCTATTATGACACAGGTGCAGGTAGTAACACTGTAGGTCTGTATGTATACAATGGTTCTACTTGGGTATACTCTACTAATTACAATAACGTAACTGCTCCTTACAGCCTTGCTCAAGACTTAGCGACTAACAGCCATGACATAAACTTTGGTGATAATGCTAAGGCTAAGTTTGGTGCAGGGAATGACCTACAGATTTATCATGATGGGTCTACAAGTTACATAGATGATTCAGGAACTGGCAATTTTGTTATCAAGTCAGAAGATTTTTACGTGTACGGTTCTGCGACTTTAGAGCCTAAGATACGTGCAATAACTAACGCTGAAGTTGGGTTGTATCACAACGGCTCAGAAAAACTAGCCACCACAAACACAGGCATAGACGTTACTGGCACAGCCACGATGGATGCGCTTAGTGTTAATAATGGCACACAGTCGGTGTCATCTACTGGTAATAACTTACAATTCAATAGAGATGGTGGTTCTTCTTACATTGAGCAAGCAGGGACTGGCTCTATTGCACTTAGGACTGATGCTAAAACTCGTTCTTTATTTGCCTCCAACGGAGACATCAGCTTCTACGAGGACACAGGCACAACGCCTAAGTTCTTCTGGGATGCGTCTGCGGAGTCTTTAGGTATTGGTACTACTAGTCCTAATCAACTTTTATCGTTGAACTCTACAGCATCAACTGCTCGTGGAATATCTATAGACCAATCAGGTACGGAGCGTGTAAAACTTCTATACACAAACTCATCGGGTGCTTTTGATATAAACAACACAACAGCAGGATATACCTCGTTTAGCAATAACGGCTCTGAAGCCATGCGTATAGACTCATCAGGCAGAGTAGGTATAGGCACTACTAGTCCTAGTGCTAAACTACACATAGTTGGTGCTAATGCTAGTGCACCTAATTTAGCCACATCAGTAACAAACGCTAAAGTTAAGATTCAAAACCATAATGGCTCTGGCTTATCTTCACATCAGGGATATACAGGTAACTCTTGGTATACTCAGGTAGCAAACAGCAACGGCACAACTGCTTATGATTTATCATTAAATCCTTATGGTGGTAAAGTAGGTATAGGTACTGATAGTCCTACTGCTAAACTAGATGTGTTAGTAGGGGCTGACCAAAGACTCTTATTCACAACGCTAGGAACAGACCCTTTTATTGGTGCTGTAAATGGTGCTAACTCTGCGTACAAGCCACTGCAGTTAAACGGCTCAGACATGAAGCTGATGACTAACGGCTCTGAACGTATGCGTATAGCCTCATCAGGCAACGTAGGTATAGGTACTACTAGTCCTG